TCACCGCTTACGGCAATCCCGTGGCGGCAACGTGGCTCCACCTGCTGGAGCACGAGACAAGCCCGGACAGAGCGGCGCGGATTGTCGCCCAGGTTGCTACCTTCGCGTCGTGTTGGGAGTACGAGCAGGCGCGGGTACGCAACCGGATAAACTGCGGGCCGAGTGAATTCAAGGATACCGAGACATATACACCTGTTATGGAGTATCGATGAGCCAAAACGATAGATTTTGGGTAGGCGCTGCGTTTGCTGCTTGTATGCTGTTTATATTGGCCGAGCAAGCCTATGGCGACACAATGAGAATAGTCGCTTATGTATTCGCAGTGTTATTTTTAATCATTGGTGCGGTATTTTTTGTACGTGGAATGGTTGAATGACCGACCGGGAATTCTGGCTTTTGTTTAGACGCGCCTTGTTAATGATTTGCAAGGCAATCGAAAAGCGTTACAATATCGGAGGGAGTGACACCGATGATTGATAGAAGCGAGATAGATTATTACCGCGATCCATATTGGCTGATTGATCCGCAATCTGACCCGCCCCAATGGGTGGTAGCTGTGCCATTCAAGTATAAAGGCAAAAAAGGTTGTGCGACTGGGACAATGGATGTCGATCCCGCTTCTCACACGGAAATATATCAAAAGTTAGTTCTACAGCTCAAAAATGATTTATTGGATGAGATTGAGCACAACAGGGTCAAGGATTACACACTTTATTTAGCACAATAAATAATATCCAGCCCGCGCGCTAGTCGCCCCGGCACAATCGGAACCGCCTTTCAGCCCGTTCTCTCAGGAGAGCGGGCTTTTTTGTTGAGGTGAGAGATGGAACACAAAACACTGAGTTTTGAAATCAAAGCGATTGACTACACCGGGCGCACCCTAGAGGGCTACGCCGCCGCCTTTGGCAACATTGACCAAGTGGGCGACATAATCCACCCTGGGGCCTTTGCCAAGACCCTGGCCGAGCGCGGGCAGAAAATCAAAGTGCTTTGGCAGCACGATCCGACCGAGCCGATTGGCAAGTTGGTTGAGGCGCGGGAGGACGGGCGCGGCCTGTATGTCAAGGCTGTGATTAGCGACACGCAGCGCGGGCGCGATGCGCTTGCGCTCCTACGGGATGGCGCTATTGGTGAGATGTCAATTGGCTATGACGCCGTAAAAGGCGGGATGGACTACACCAAAGACACGAAGGGCGCCACGATCCGCAATCTGCGGGAAATCAAGCTGTATGAGTTTAGCCTTGTGACATTCCCGGCCAATGAGCAGGCGGTAGTTACCGGATTGAAGCAACAGGATCTGGAGCCTGAAGAAGGCAAGCCGTGGCGTGCCGTGCGTGATGGCGATATGTGGAAGGTGTACAAGCTGGACGCAGACGGCGAGCCGACCGGCGAGGCGCTGGGCGAGCACGAAAGCGAAGACGAAGCCCAGGCGCAAGTAAGGGCGTTATACGCCAGCGAAGCAGACAGCAAGAAGAAGGCCGTCAAGGTTGGCCGCCAGTTGTCCGCCGCCAATGTCGCCAGGATCAAGCGGGCGCTGGAAGCCCTGGAGGAGGCGCTAGACGCCGCCGGGGTGTACGGCGAAGACGAAATGGAAGAAGATGAAATGATGGATAAATCGGCACCTGCGGGAGGTCCGCAAGCCGCCGTTATCGAGCTGGAAACGACCCAGGCCGGGCCGGTCGGGGAAGATCACCCCGTATCACCCACCTCCAACGTGAAAAAGCTCTTGCTTGAGATCGATATGTACCAATCACAACTTACTAATTTGGAGGTGTAACTATGACTATCCAAGTCACAGACTATGCCGGTCAAGCCAAAAAGCTGTTTGACGATGCCCAGGTGATCCTTCAGCGGGAACATACCGCCGAGGAGTTTGCCGCAGCCGAAAAGATGATTTCCGACGGCAAGGCATTGCAGAATAAAGCCGTATTGCTGACCGACGTCGGCAAGGCAGCCGCAGAGATGGTTGCCGAGCACGAAGACAAGACCCCGCCCATTGGGGCGAAGTTCGCAGACTGGAGCGAATTCGTTGCTTCCGCCGCGAAAGCCTACAAGACCGGCGGCAAGGTCGTTGACCCCCGCCTGATTTCGTGGAAGACCGCCGCAACTCCCGATGAGCGCAAGGACTTAGTAGAATCGGTGGGAGCCAGCGGTGGTTTCTTGGTTCCGACTGAGTTCTACTCGAACCTGATGGCGGTTGACCCTGAAGCTAACATCGTGCGCTCACGCGCCACGATCCTGCGTATGCGCCGCCGCCAGATCGATATACCGGTTCTGAACCAGACCGCAACCACGGCAGGCGCTCCCCACTTCTTCGGGGGCATGGCGTTTTACTGGACTGAGGAAGCCAGCGCAAAGACTGAGACGAATGCCAGCTTCCGCAAAGTATCCCTGGTCGCCCACAAGCTGACCGGCTATACCGAAGTATCCGACGAGCTGCTTGACGATAGTGCAATCAGCCTGGGCGACTTCTTCAATTCGTCCCTGGGCTTTGCCGGTGGTATTGCCTGGATGGAAGACTACGCGTTTCTACGTGGCACCGGTGCCGGGCAGCCGCTCGGCATTATCAACGCCGGGGCGACCATCACGGTAGCCCGCCAGTCGGTTGCGACCCCGCTTGGCTACACCGACCTGGTGAATATGCTCGAATCGTTCCTGCCATCCGGTCGGGGCGTTTGGGTGTTCAACCAGTCGTGTATGTCTAATCTGCTGACCCTGCAGGACCCGTCGAGCACGTACATCTGGCAGCCCAATTTGCAAGCGGGCGTTCCGGGTATGCTGTTCGGCTATCCTGTGATCTTCACCGAGAAGACCCCGACTATCGGCAACGCCGGTGATGTGATCCTAGCTGATATGCGCTACTACCTGATTGGCGACCGGCAGGCGACCACGATTGAAAGCACGCCGTACTACCAGTGGCAGTATGACATCACATCCTGGCGCGCTGTGCATCGTGTGGACGGGCAGCCCTGGCTATCGGCTCCACTGACCCTGCAAGACGGCACCCTGCAAGTTTCGCCGTTTGTAATCCTGGGCGCTAAGAGCACCTAATTGGAGGTGAGAAATGGCTGATTTTACTGAACGATTTACCGAAACCGCCGCGCTCTTGTATAACCTGGCTCCGGTTAGTGTTAGCAATGGCGCAGAGGCCTTCACGTCCTATGTATCCCTGGCAAATTACCACCGGGCCGTGATTGTCATTCACACCGGCGTAATGGCTAGCGGGTCCACGCTTGACGCAGTAGTGCATCAGGCGACCGACACGAGCGGCACGAGTGCCAAGCACCTGACCGCTTCCAAAGCAATCACCCAACTGACGCAGGCTGGCTCCGATAGCAACAAAGACGTAGCTATCGAAGTTCGCACCGAGGAGCTTGACGTTGCCAATGGGTTTGACTGCATCGCCCTTGGCTACACCGTGGGCACAGCCGCAACGCTGTTGTCAATCGAGATTTACGGATTGGTTCCGCGCTACGCTGCTGTCTCCACGACCGCTTGGGATGAGATCGTAGATTAACAGTTTCTGTCAACGGGGGCGGGGCGTTTCCTCGCTTCGCCCCCAAGTCAGGGGTGTCCATGTACGTGCAGTTGCTACAGCCTAAGATTATCGAGCTATCCGGGGTGCCTCGCAAGTTTTATCCAGGGCAGGTCGTTGAAGTCGGCAAACAATCCGCGCTGTTGTGGATAAGCTGCAACGAAGCCCGCCCGCTGGAGGCGTCCGATTACCGCGGCTTTATTCCCGGTGAGTCGGGGATTGTCACCGACCGTAAGGATTTACTTTGCAAGGCGATCCAGGATATGCAAGTCACGATATTCGAGGGCGCTTGCACGATCCAATTTGACCGGACGGTATGGATTGACAGCCTGCTATCTGTTCGCCCTGAATTGCTGGCAATTGGGCTTGGGATGCTTGATACCTGGGATATAGCCGTACCGCTTCAGGATTACAAAATCTTGGCTGCGAATGTTGGCAGCGAGGCGGAACGAGAAAAGACGAAGGCCGTCATACGCGATTTGCGCGTCCCGCTGTACGATACCCGTCTGATGTTCATCCGCAAGACGCCGGAAATGGTATCCCTGATTGAGTTGTGGCGGACTGAAGGGCTGACCGACCTGGCATTCCTGCGGGCGGTTTACAAGGTGAAGCCATTTATCCTGGCTTTACCGACCACCTGGACGCATGGGATGGCACCCGCCAATGTGTGAAGGCGCGGTGTGGGTTGCCTACGGCAAGCAGGCCGAATACCAGGCAGGCGAGAGCGTGAAATCGTACCTAGAGCACAACAACACGCCTACCCGTGTATTTAGCGAGGACTGGGGTACTGAGAATAAGAGCGCCAGCCGATACGCTAAGACTTCGCTCATGCAGTGGCACACGTTTGATTATTTTCTGTACCTGGACGCCGATACACGCATCCGGGGCAGCGTGAAGCCGATATTCGAGATCCTGCGGGATGGTTGGGATTTGGTAATCGCACCAAGCACCAATCAGGGTGATGAGTGCTTCTGGCATATCTCGCTGGAAGAAGTTGACTACACCCTAGACGGCCT